AAATAAAGTGGATTATGAATCCGGTAAAAATTGGGGAGACATATACAATAAATAGGAGTGAACTATGGAAAAAGTAAAACAACTTTGGACACTAGCACAAGCTAATCCCAAAATAGCTACTGCTGTAGTGGTGGTACTTGTTGCTATCTATTTTTTAGCAACTTAAGGATTATATGATAAATGGCGTATTTGAATGCAAATATTCCTGCGACCTATGCGCAGATAAGAAGGGAATATCTATATGACCTTAAAAGTCATCATGGAGAAGTGGAAGACTGTCTTATCTTTGGCATGGCATCAATTACAGGGCGTCCTATACTCTTTCATGCAATTATGGAAAATGGTGCTGTCTTCTATCGCCTACCGATTAGTGCATTTATTCAAAGAGGATTTAAGTCAACGGACGTTCCTAGGATGCGCCTTGACGAGCTGGAGTTATGGAATTGCTTTAGTTACTATCCTGCTGTTACTTCTTATGATGTCCTAGATGGACAATCAGGAAAATTTATAGGAAAAGACAAGAAATGGTACTCAGGTGCCTATCTTTTTACTGTTGACTGGGCCCACCCAGAGAGTAATATAGTCGACACCGATCATTCGGAAATTCCGCACGAACATAAGTGCGCTCATGTATTGGCATTGGAAAATGGCAATTATGCGGCTCAGCCAAATAACAGACTAATCTGGAGCATACCTTCGTTTACCGTAAGGGACGATATACCGTTCGACTGGAAGGTTCAAACTAGCGAATGGAATGTTGAAGATAGTCGTAAATGGAAAACAGAAGATAGTGATAACTTCTTCTACAACATTGAAGAGACTAAGGAGGATTAACAATATGAACTACAAGATGATAATTAGAAAACTTATTATCAGACCCTTTAAAAAACTTTGGCGTTTTGTGAGGAAAAATGATTAAAAAAATATGGAAAATTATTTGTTGGCCATGGACTAAATTTATTACCTGGTTAGCAAAAGGATTACCAGAAAAAAAAGATGGAAAATAGATTTTGTAAAAAATGTAATCATTTATGTCATTGCATAGAAGCAGATCACGCTGACTGTAAATGTGAGAATTGTGAATGTATGCAAAGAGAAGAAGACAAAACCCATGAAACCGGTGGTGTCGTTATCGACAGCACTCAAGACTGTGAGGCATGTGAATAAATTTTATTTAGTAATAGCATTACTATTTGCATTAAGCGCCTGCTCGGTAGGCAAAAAATGTGTTGTTACCGACGAAGGCAATGTTGTATCTAGTTATGTATGGTTTTTTAAAAACGGGAAACCAGCTGAAATTGATAAAATAAACTGTTTCTAGGAATAACCGTGAAATATATATCAACATTATTATTTCTGATACTATTGGTGTGTTCAACGACAGCCTATTCTGCAGAAACACAAACAAACGTCTCGGGCAGTAATACAAGTATCGAAGGGGGCTATACCGGGGGAGCAACAACCTATGAATCAGGTTCCTCATCCAGTACAACTAC